GGAAGGCGAAACGGTAATTTTGCGTGAACCCTCAGCAGAAGCCTGGCTTCGCTGGCAGAGCATTGTTAAAAAGGATGATGAAACCGAATTATCTGTTTCTGAGAATGCCAGGCGTAACCTGGATGCCGATGTGACTCTGTTCATTGATGTGCTGCATGATGTTGATGAGCAGCCAGTGTTTTCTGTTGAAGAAGCAGATAGCGTTGCGAAAATTTACGGGCCAGTTCATTCCCGCCTGCTCAGGCGTGCTCTGAACCTCATTACCGATACTGAGGAAGCAAAAGAAAAGTAAAAAAGCCCGGTATGCGGTTCCTTATGGCGCTGGCGCTCCGAATGCACCGCACGCTGGGCGAACTGCGGGAAACGCTGTCAGCCAGTGAGTTGCTAATGTGGGCTGAGTATGATCGCGAAAACCCTATCGGGGACGTTCGATCTGATATTCGCAACGCGCAAATTGTATCAGCAATCTACGGATCTCAAGGGGTTAAAGTTAGAATTGATGACGCTTTATTGCAGTGGTCTGGTGAAGGAGAAGACTCTGAGAGCGGAGATCCTTTTGCAGGGCTTGAAGAGGCATTTATGTCTGCAAGTAAATGACTTTTTGTTTAATTCTCATTAGGATTGTCTGACTTACCAATGGGGATATGGACATGAAAAAAATTTTAATTGCAGTTGCCGCTTTTTATCTGACAGGTTGCGCCAGCGATGACATGCTGAATAATAAGTTTCCGACTATTGTTACAAAACCAGCTGAAAACCTTGCAGGTGTATGGACTGGTGCTCTTGGCCCATATATTTCAACCTTGAAAATTAATAGTGACGGAAGTGGGTATTCCTGCTATTCATGGAATGACAAGAAATCAGTTGATAGGATTAAGTTTGATGGTGCTAATATTTACTTTCAGGAAGGAACAAGGTTGCAGATTTTATCAAAAAATAGTGCGATATTGAAAGTGAATGCGCCATATGGTTTCGGAAAAGAATATACGTATACTCGTGATGATAATCTTAATCAGGCATCACCTTATTGCGTTAAAGAAATAAAAGAGCTTTAAATAAACCAGCAAGAATAAACCTCGCCTAGGCGGGGTTTTTGTTTATTGGAGATAAGATGGCAACCCTTCGTGAATTAATTATAAAAGTTTCTGCTAATTCTCAGTCATTCCAGACTGAGATCGCACGCGCTTCACGTATGGGGCAAGATTATTACAAAACAATGGAGCAGGGAGGGAGGCAGGCAGCAGCAGCCACACGGGAAACACAGAGGTCTATTGCCGCGTTGAACGCTGAATTAGTAAGCGCGAAAACAACGGCAACAGGGCTTGCTGGAGCATTTGCCACTCATCAGCTCATCCAGTATGCCGATACCTGGAACCAGTTAAGCGGTCGCCTGCGTCTGGCATCCACTGATGCAGAAGATTTCACCACAGCGCAACGCACGTTAATGGACATCAGTCAGCGCACCGGCACATCGTTTGAGGCTAACGCAACACTGTATGCCCGAATTGCGTCTTCATTGCGTGATGCCGGTTATGCCTCCACTGACGTGGCGAAAGTCACGGAAACTGTCGCCACTTCGCTGAAATTGTCCGGTGCCAGCACCGAAGAAGCCAGTTCTGTTATCACGCAGCTGAGCCAGGCGCTTGGCTCCGGCGTTCTGCGCGGCGAAGAGTTTAACGCCATCATGGAGAACGGCGGCCGCCTGGCGAAATTGCTGGCTGACGGACTGGGAACAACGGTCGGTGGATTGCGCAATATGGCTAACAACGGCCAGCTAACCACCGATAAAATTGTCCCCCTTCTGACCAATGTAGAGTTGCTGCGCAAAGAGTTTGATACCTTACCTGCCTCCATCAGCGGCTCGGCGCAGAAAGTCCAGAATAGCTTTATGGCGTGGGTTGGCGGGGCGAATGATGCACTTGGCGCATCTACAGCGCTGGCTGGTGCCCTGGATGGCCTGGCGACAAACATCAATACCGTGGCTAGCGGGGCGGCAGTTCTGGCCGCTGTCGGCGGTTCACGTCTGTTGGGTGGTATCCTTTCCGGCGTGACATCATCCACATCAGACGTCGTTAACGCCAGAAAAGAACAGATTGCACTGGCTGATGCGCAGGCATATGCCGCAACACAAGCGCAACGTAAAGCTGTGGCGAACGCCAGCGCCGCAACGTCTGCGTATAACCTTGCGGTAGCCGAAGCGAATGTGGCTAAAGGTTCAAACGCGTCAGTACTTGCCGCTGATAATGTCATAAAAAAGCGCAGCGAAATGATTGCCGCGAATGCCGAGCTTGTTCTTTCGAACCGCGCTGTGACTACTTCTCAGGAGTCGTTAAGGCGCGCAACGTCCTCAATGGGATTATTGCGCAGCGGAGCCAGTGGTTTATTGTCTTTGGTCGGTGGCATCCCTGGTGCGCTCCTGCTTGGTGCTGGTGCCTGGTACACGATGTACCAGCAGCAGGAACAGGCCCGCCAGTCTGCCCAGGATTATGCCGAGCAAATCGATCAGATCAGGGAAAAAACATCAAAAATGTCCCTGGGTGATATCGACAGTAACAGGGGGAAAACTGTTGATGCTCTGGTTGAGCAAAACCGCCTGATCGCGGAACAGGCAACAAAAGTTACCTCGTTGAAAACACAGATAGATGACCTCAACGCCGCCAGGAACAAGCCCGGAATCACCAGCGAAAATGATGCAAATATCATGAAGTCAATGGGTATTCTGACTGACCAGTTAGCCGTTGAAGAAAACCGGCTTAATCAGATGCGCGACCGTTCGAGGACCATACAGGAAGCACTGGAGGAAATTGAGAGAAGGCGTAATGACCGGATACGCGAGCAAGCATGGCGGCAGAACGAAGCGTATCAGTCGCTGGTCATGATGAACGGTGAGCACTCGGAATTTAACCGTCTGCTCGGGCTGGGCAACACGTTACTTATGGCCCGCCAGGGGCTAGTTAACGCACCTCTTCGGATGCCACAAGCGGCACTTGATCAAAAGCAAGCCGATGCACTTGAAAAGAGCCGCCGTGACCTTGAATTATCACGCCTGAAAGGGGAGGCAAAAGAACGCGCCAGACTGGGTTACGCTGCTGATGACATTGGATTAACCACGGATCCACAGTATCAGACTAACCGTGCGAAATTTATTGATAACAGGCTGCAGGAATGGAGGAACAACGAAGGCAACAAAAAGCAGCCTAAAGGTCCAAAGACAGATGAAGAGAAAGCGGAAGACGCCTACGAACGTCTGAATAAGCAACAGCGTGAATCAATCGCGTTATCCGGTCAAAACACTGCGCTGGCAAAAGTAAAATATCAAATCACACAAGGAGAGCTTTCAACTATTTCTGATGCGCATAAACAAGATCTCCTGCGTAATGCCGCCGCGCTGGATCACGTTAATGCCGTGGAAAAGCTGAAATCGTTAAATGAACAATTACTGACACCGGAAGAAGCGTTATTAAATACAACTCGCGAACGAATTAAGCTTCTAAAAGAGGCCGCTCCAGCCACGGAAGAATACCGCAATACGATGGAGAAAATCTCTAAAGCGTCTGTTCAGGACGCGCCGAAATTTGATGGGGTTGATGCGTCTGTCGGTGGTGCCAGTGGGGAATTAATCAAGGTTGCTGATGCGCAGGCCGAGTTAGAAAAGTGGCATAAGAAACAGCTTGAGATGCAAAAAGAGTTGCTCGATGAAAAGGAAATTAATGAGCAAACCTATGCTGATCGCGTTGCTGATATTAATAAAACAAACGCTGATCGGCTCACTGATATTCAGGCAGGGTATACGTCAGCGAGCTTATCAATGTTTTCTGACCTTGCCGGACAATCAGCACAGCTTCTGCAGAGTATCGGCCAGGAAGGGAGCATCGCCTATAAGACACTGTTCTTTGCCAGCAAAGCGGCAGCGATCGCCCAGGCGATTATCAACACCGAACTGGCCGCAACAAAAGCAATGGCCGAGGGCGGCCTTATTATGGGCATTCCGGCGGCTACAGCGATCCGCGCAGTTGGCTATGCCTCTGTCGGTCTTATCGCAGGGCAAACTCTGGCCGGGATGGCGCATGATGGCATAGACCGTGTGCCGGAAACGGGAACCTGGTTATTACAGAAAGGGGAGCGTGTCGTCACGGCCAGTACATCGGCGAAACTGGATGCGACGCTGGAAAGAGTGCAGGCCGTGCGGCAGGGCGCTGGTGGTGGAACGGTGAACATTCAAAACTCGTTCACCGGAAAACCTGATGATGCAACGCTTGCGGCGATCGACAGTCGCAATCGTCAACTTGTGGTATCGATTCGAAAAGAAATGGCCGCCCAGGTGATAAGGCCAACTAATGAGTTTGGCAGGGCATTAAATGGTTTCTACGGCAGGACGAGAAAGGAGTAATCAAGTGTCTGATATTTTTTACCCGCATGATTATCTCCCTCGCCCGCTGCAGGAGGGATACGGGTTCAAGCCTGTCAGCCCGCTGCAACGAACGGATACGACTTCCGGTCGCTCCCGTCAGCGCCGGAAGTATACCAGCACGCCCACGGTCGCAACGATTAACTGGACATTTACCAAAAACAATCAGGCTCAATTGTTTGAGGCCTGGTTTCGTGACGTACTGCTGGACGGGGCGAACTGGTTTTACATGCGCCTGCAAACTCCGCTCGGGTGCGATCAGTTGTTTAAATGCCGTTTTGTGGACATCTACGAGGGGCCGACTTTAGTTTCTCCTAAATACTGGCGTTACAGCGCTCAAGTTGAATTGTGGGAACGCCCGCTGTTACCACCTGGCTGGGGTAATTTCCCTGAGTTGGTGGCCGGCAGCGATATTATCGATATTGCGCTGAACAGGGAGTGGCCGGAAGCATGACCAGTTCTATTCTGAATCGGCTTTACGCCAGCTCTGGCGATGAAGTGATCATCGATACGCTACAAATCACCGTTGGCGGTCAAAGCTACTGGCTAACTCGCGGCTGGGATGATGTGACAGCCACACTGGAAACTGGCGTTCAGGCTACGTTCACTGGCGCGCAAATTGATGTTGCGTTGCCAGCCCGAAATGATGATGGAACTCAGGATCTGAAATTCGCGATCAGCAACATTGACGGTGTCGTTTCGACGGCTATTCGCTCGGCGCTGGATGATTTGAGTTCGGCCTCTCTGACGTTCCGCCGGTACATATCAACCGATCTCAGTGCGCCCGCCGCGCCGCCATTTACCATGGCTATAAAGGAGGGATACTGGACAGCCATGGAGGTTCAGATTAGCGCTGGATTTATGAATATCCTGGATACTGCCTGGCCTCGTTTTCGTTACATCCTTTCGTTGTTTCCGGGTCTCCGTCACCTTCAGTAGTAAGGACCATCAGCCATGTTCGACATTGATAAATACCTTTCTGTCCGCTGGCAGATGGGCGGCCGCGTTTTCCCCGTGCTCGACTGCTATGGCGTGATCCATGAAGTTCGCCGGGATTTAGGGTTGCCGGAGTGGCCTGTTTTTGAAGGGGTCATTAACGAGGGCTGCCAGATGAATGATGCTGCCGATACTTTTCGCCAGAACGTTGAAGAATGCCAGCCAGAGTGCGGCGCGGTCGCTGCGTGCTATACGGCGGGCCTTATTACTCATCTGGGCATAGTGGTTGAAGTGGATGGTGCGTTGCTGGTTCTGGAATGTAACCCGCGTCGAAACGTGACGCTCTTGCCTGTACCACGGTTTATTCGACAGTATGCAAAAGTGGAGTTTTACAAGTGACTATCCGCATCTACCCATCACGTGTACCGGGCGAACCGCTTGAAACGCATGAACATCAGTCATTAACGATGCAAGAATGGTTCTGCCAGAATGTCCGGGGCTGGGCACTGGAAATGACTCATCCGGTATCAGTCGATATAAACGGTGAAAACATTTCTCCGGAGCAGTGGGCATGCCATACGATCAATCCTGACGATGACGTTCGAATTTACCCCATACCATTTGGCCCCGCGGCTCCGGCATGGCTGGTATGGACTGCCGTTGCTATAGCCGTAGCATCAGCTGCTTATTCTATCTATATGATGAGCACGATGCAGACAGGAGGCAATGCACAGGCCAGCACTGGCGACCAGTTGGATCTCAACCCGGCCAAGGCTAATACCGCAAAGCTTGGTGATCCTGTCCGTGAAATTTTCGGACGATATAAAGTCTGGCCTGACTACATTCTGCAGCCTGTCAGCCGGTTCGATTCATCCGACCCCAAAAAATTCAGTACCAGTATGTTTTTATGTGTGGGTGTCGGTAATATGACGATCCCCGCATCCTCTGTCCGTATTGGCTCTACCCCGGCATCAGCGTTTGGCGATGATGTTTCTTACAGTGTTTATGGTCCCGGCGCTGATGTATCGGGAGACAGCCGGTCAGAAAACTGGTTCAACAATAGCGAGGTAGGTAACACCACGTCGGGAACGTCTGGACTTGACCTTGGTTCAACGGGACCACAGACAGTGAGCATTACCGCTGATGCGGTGCTGGTAAGCGGCAATGCCATAACGCTAATCGACGTCAGCGCCAGCGATGACGAGGCTGAAATTCCCGCGGCCTGGATTACCGGGACTGTCGTGACCGTCATTGCACCGAATTCATACAACATAGCGAACACGGGCGGTTACAGCGTCATTTTCGGTGATGTTGATGAACTGGCCCCGACTGTAGGTATGCCCGTCACCGTCAATTTTAACGAATCGGATTATGATCTTTTTATTGCCAGTTATGCTCCTGGCGTACCAGCCGTGCCAGGCGTTGGCGGTTCGGCCGCCAGCGTAACGGCCAGTGCCGCGCCAACTACGTATGATTTTAGTAGCACACCCGGTACGTTCACCATTGGCTGGCGGGGCGATACATATCCTGTTTCGCTGATTACAAATTATGTAACGATGTCTGGCCTGGTAAATACCATATCCAGCCAGTTAACCGGCTCAGGACTCGTTGCTCAGGATAATGCTGGTCGTCTACAGATCATTGAGGCATCCAGCCCATTCGCAGGTGGAAGCATCAGTCACAGCGCTTTACCCGTCGCCGCGTTTGGCGCAGCGCCCGTTGATGTTGCTGGCGTCGCTTCCTCTGGCGGAACTGCAGCAGTTGAGACTCATATTACGCTGGCTTACAGTAGCGCAACAGGCAAGCCATTCACGGGGATTCCGGATGGCGTTCAGCGTATCGGCATAGGTTACGCCGACGGGCAGTTTCGCATCTCCGATATCGATGACCAGACCATTACTGTTGAGCGCATACGTATCACGCAGGACAGTAGTGGCGATGAAGTTATTACTGTGGATCCAACCTGGCCGGGATTTACCGAGCGCACGCTGCTGGATGCTCAGGTTACCGGTGTGAATGATGACTATGCCTGGCTTGGCCCGTTTATGGCGTGTCCTGACAGTGAGACAACCACCACAATTGAGTGCAATTTTATTTTCCCCAACGGACATATTCAGTACAAAAAAAACGGTGACCCGCAGTCACATAATGTCCGTGTGCTGGTGCAATACCGGAATGCAGTAACAGCCGGCGCATGGGCGGAGAGAGTTTACAACTTCACTAATAAGACTGCTGATGGCCATGGATACACCCGTCGTATCAGTGGGCTGGCTGCTGCTCAGTATGAGGTCCGCGTGCGCCGTACAACGAAAATCGGCGGCGCGCGAACAGTCAACAATGTCTACTGGCAGGCGCTGCGCTCGCGGCTCAGTCGTCGGCCGTCTAGCTATGCTGGCGTGACAACACTGGCGCTGACAGTTCGCACCGGAAACCGTCTGGGGGCGCAGTCAGATCGACGAGTCAGCGTAGTGCCGACGCGAATTTACAATGAGGGCCACGCGGCGAGAAGCATTAGCGGTGCGTTGTATCACGTACTGGAATCACTCGGGTTCACTACAGACCAGATCGACAGCACAGCCATAGATTCCCTTGAATCAAATTATTGGTCCCCTCGGGGAGAGACGTTTGATTTTTCAACTGGCGACAGTACGTCTGCTCTCGAAATGCTGCAAAAAATTGTGTACGCCGGAATGGGCTATTTTCTCCTGTCAGATGGACTGGTTTCGGCTGGCCGTGAGGGAGTCAAACCCTGGTCCGGAATGATTACACCTCAGGAAACCACAGAGGAGCTACAAACGGCATTCAAAGCGCCGAGCGCCGATGATTACGATGGTGTTGACGTAACGTATATCAACGGCACCACATGGGCGGAAGAAACGGTGAAATGCAGGCTGCCGGATAATCCAACTCCGTTAAAAACAGAGAGCTACACGCTTGACGGTGTGCTTGATGAAGATCGTGCCTGGCGCATCGGCATGCGCCGGTTGCTGGGGTATCGCCTGCAGCGACTCCAGCACACAACAACAACTGAAATGGATGCTCTTTGTTATCAGTACATGGACAGGATTATCCTGGCCGACGATATCCCCGGCAGCCAGACGCTGAGCTGTCTTGTCACTGGCATGAAGTACGACAACAACACCATCACCCTGACGCTCAGCGAGCCTCCGGACTGGTCGTTTGAAAATCCCCGCGTAATTATTCGTAATCAGGAGGGGGGGGCGTCGTCAATGATGACACCTACCCGCGTTGACGACTATACCCTCTCAATCCCTTACAACTCCGCCCTGGAAGTTGAGCTTTGGGATATGGATGACCCGGCCATAGAGCCGCCTCATCTTTTATTTTGTTCTTCCGTTCGCGTCCCTTATGACGCACTTATCGGCGAGATTTCACCGGGTAGCGATGGAACCTCTGCTGTAACGGCGGTTCAGTATCACCCCGGTAAATATGCGTATGACGACGCCACTTATCCCGGCGATGTCGCGTAAGCACAACACAATCCCTTAAACCCGCTTCGGCGGGTTTTTTATGCCCGGAGCGAGCATGATTACTGATTTCACTAAGGAACCACTCGGTTCCTCAAGCCCTTACGTGTTATTCAAAAATGCGCAGAACTTTGACATAGCTGTTAACAGTATTACTGAGGCTATCTGGCAGGATCGCTTTGGTCGTAATCGTCATACCTGGTATGGCCTTGAACAAATGGCGACAGAGGCGATCGCCGCGTTCGGTTATATCACGATGGATTCATTTCAGGCTGGCGCAACACTGACGCTGCCGAACCAGGTATTACGTGATACCAGCACAGGTGAATATTACCGCTGGGACGGAACATTCCCTAAAACCGTTCCCGCCGGGTCAACGCCTGCCAGTAGTGGTGGTATTAGCATTGGCGCATGGCTGAGTGTGGGTGACGCAGTTCTTCGCGGCAATCTCAAAAGTGAAGATGATGATAAAGGAGATGCTCTCCTTACTGTTAAACAACCGTTTGCCGGTGCCATCGCGCAAACGCAGCATGACTTTAATAAAATCTATGTATCGATAACCAATTTTGGTGCCGTTCCGGCAGCGACAGCTGATACAGCCACCGATGCGACATCTGCCATAAAAGCAGCCCTGGCATCAGGCGCGACGGATATCCTCGTCCCACCAGGTTATTATTACGTTACTGAAACTCTTGTTGTCCAGGATTACGTCACCCTACGCGGTTGGGGCGTTGGGTATGATAAACACCACGCTACCACAATATTATTCAGGGGAACCGGAGCCAGACAGTATACGGTAGCAGGCGCTACCGCCGCATCTATCAGCAACCCAGCTGCTGGCTTACCTTACCTTGCTGATTCTGGAACTCGTGGCAACAACTACAAAACAACCGACTTTACGGTCGCTTTCTCGGCTGGGGTTATTTTGGGTAAAAGTTCCAGTCTTCTGAATCTTGCTATTATTCCTTGGTTTGACGGCATCTCTGGCTATGATGATTCAAGCAGTTATGCGCTGTCAGACTCCTGGGATGTTGGCGTGTGGGCGCGTAACGCCAGTGGTTTTAACATGCGCGACTGTATTGTGCAGGGGCACTGGAGAAAATCTGGCCTGTTGCAATCGTCAAGCGATATAGGGGATGGAGAAGTACCGGCGTGCGAACGTGCCAATGTCACATTCTGCGCGTTTGAGGGGATGTACGGTGTAAGTATTCGCTCCCCGAGGGAGGCGCAGGCAGCAGCGAACTATGGATTTGCCGGTACGGATTTTATCAACTGTTATATTCGTGGTTTCTGGCACCAGTCAGGCCACCTTGCCACATCATCCATGCTATCAGAGCCTCAATCACAGCCGTCAGGGTGTCTAGAGATTGATGGTTACGTGGGGCCAACCGTCAAGATTCGCGGGGTTCAATTTACTAACTGCACCTTAATGAACCGCGACGATATTTTGTATTATCTCGACAGGTGTAATGAACCTGCGTTCATCGGCTGCTACTTTGAATCGCAGATACCGAGAGTGAACGGGTCGGTAATTAACCTTGGGCTTGGCTCTCGTCTTGTCAGCACCAGTGAAACTGTCGCCGTTAAAATGGTGGCACATAGCCAGTTTGGCATTGATGTGACACCTTACTTCTCGGTGCCTGATACCTCTATGACGGTATCGGCAGGAAATTCGCGCTACATTAACGCTGGGGCGCTGACAGCTGGCGTCTGGAACCCGTCAACTGCGAAAATGGATGACTGGCAAGAGCCATTTTTCTCTGGCTCCGTTAGCTGGCGGCTGCGTAATGCTGCTCAGACATGGGGCGTGCGTAATCCTGATAATAGCCTTGTGTATTACGTATCAGCGGATGGAGGCATTTTTCACACAAATTACCAGAGATCACTGGATGACACTTACAATCTGTACCGCACAGTAGGAGGTAGCGCCCAGGCTTTATTGCGTTGCTACTCATCTGGGAATGGAGAGTGGGGTACAGGTACTGCGAGGACTACTGTTACCTTTAAGTTTGACAGCAACGTACTCCCTGTTTCTGCCGCATCCCTAAATGTTGGTTCTAATGCTCTACCGTGGAGTAACGTTTATTCGCAGAACGCAGTTACGGTTGTCTCGGATGAGCATTTCAAGTCGGATATTCAGGATATACCAGACGCCCTGATTGAAGCGATTGGCAGCGTCAAGTTTCAGATGTGGAAACTGAAAGCGGCAGTGGCAGAGAAGGGCGATTTGGCGCGATACCATACCGGTGTTATTGCTCAGCAGGTTAAAGAGGCCATATCTGCTGCGGGCCTGGACTGGACACTGTACGGGTTAATCACATACGAGGAAACCGCCGCTACTGTCACTCAAGATGACGACGGCTACAAACCGGTGGACGTCGAAAACTGCCCGCTCCCGGTAAACGCCAGTGGCTATATCGAAATTGTGGACGGCTCAGACACAGTGAATACTTCGGACGATGGTACGATTACTCTGGCGCGGGCGAAATATATGATGCGCATGGAAGAATTTTACGCAATTCGGCTCGCGTACCTGGAGAAGCGCCTGGAGGGGTTGCTATGACATTTTCATGGATAGTCCGCCGATTTGCTGACGCGTTTATTTTTCTGGCAATAGGTGCTGCTATAACCAGTCAATGGCCTGAATACCGGGTTTGTACCATCGTTATGCTGGCATTATTCTGCGGATTCAGAAGGGAGCAGTAGTCATCATCAATATCCTGCAGATGTGACCTGGCTATAAAGCTCGCAGCGCTTTAGAAAAAAAATAATTATCCTGACTGCGTTATCCAGTCAGGATAATTTTTAATCAGTAGTTTTATTCCAGTAAACAGAGCGTTGTACTGTCGATGCATCAGGTTTCATGAATGGTTTTCTCAGGCTCAGGTGTGGCCGTTCCCATGCAATATTTTCCTTTGTGACCTTTGCCGGAACTCCAACGGCAATGCAGTTATTGGGGATTCGCTTTTTTACAACAGCGCCCAGCCCTATAACGGATCCATCACCAATTTCCGCACCAGCTAAAACGGCAACTCTGTCACTCAGCCACACGTGGTTCCCGATAGTGACATTTCTAGCAGGGTTGGCCCTAACCCCTGTTTCAATATCAAAAATGGGATGTGCATCGTCTGAACGAACAACCACGCCGGAGGCAAACATACAGTCATCACCAATCACGACACTAGCTCCTTCCACGGCGCTAATGAAAACGCTGCTAGTACATGTCACGTTGTCGCCGATCGTAACAGTTGCATCCTGACCGATACGGATAGTGGATTTAAAGGGGGTTTTTTCTTTTGTATGATTACCAATTATTACAACTGCGTTATCGCAGTCTAGGTTAATAATGCAGTTAAGCACCGCCCCTCCCCCGACAACCAGTCGGTTGTTTGAGCCCCGAATAATCACTCGACAGTCTTTGTGAGTAGTTGGCGACTCAATTACATTTCCATTACCATCTGAATAGTTACGTATTTCTGGTAAATCTACTAAGGACATAGCAACCCCATTCCGCCAATAGTAATTAGGTAAATCAATGGTTTTCTACAAGACTGTACCACTTATTGTAACGCGTCTCTACAATGGGAACCTTATCGTGTACTGTAGGTGACATCAAACTGATTAATGAGAAGAGATATGTTAAATAATTCAGTATTTTCAATGTATTGCGACATAGTTCGGTGTGGTGATAGTGAAAACGGGGTTATAAAAACTGAGCAGTTAAGACGAGATCCCATCGACGATGATAGTGACGATTATTGTGGAATATACGCTGAGCTTTTGTTACTAGAACGGGAAGGTCAAATCTTGGTTACTGAACGGAGCCAAGATAATGCAATCGTGAAGTTTATGTTTTTGTGATTTTTTTTTGCATTATGCAAAAACACACCTCGATCCTCATTTACCAGTGATACAAACTTAATGTGCTTTAGTGCAGATTTTTTCTCCTCGATACATTGCAGCAGTGATGCGCGGCTTGGAGAGGATTCGCTAATGCAGACACTTGATGCGATTTGCGGCGTTAGCGCCACTACGGAGCTGATGCCGACCACAACCGGCTACGCTGTTGTTGATGCTAATCCTGGCAAACTGGAAGAGGGCTGCACAGTCGTTCTGTCACTATATGGGCATCAGCAGTTTGCGAAGTTTAGAGGCCAGGCATTTATCACAGAAGATGGGGAAGCGATCGAGGGTGAGTCGTTGGAGGATGTGATCGTGGTTGGCCGTGTGACGTTCTTCGTCAATCGGGCAGGTGAAGATGACTGCCCAACACTTTAGAAATAATGTGTACATATTGGTGTACTTTATTTCTATTTAAATAATAAAAAATCACATAAAAATCAAATTGTTGGTATATTGTATAACTATATCCATTTAACTAAGGGGACATAGATCGCGATTGATTTTGTTTGTTCGCGATATTCTCAATGTTACCGTGTTTACCGATTTAGATTCAAGAGGTAAGTGCCAACTGGTTTACGATTGTTCGCCTAAGCTTGTATGAAAATCACCTTTGTTCACTTGCCAATGCGTACAGAATGAGTACAGAATCAGTTTCCCAACTGTGTACAGGAAACTTATTCGTGGCCCTCAGCGATACCAAGCTTCGCAGCATCAGCGGCAAACCATATTCCGGAGCGCCAGAGGTAACAGACGGTGACGGTCTGAGTGCCCGCATTTCCCCTGCAGGGACTGTAACTTTCCAGTACCGCTATCGCTGGGATGGAAAACCGGTTCGCATCACTGTGGGTCGCTATCCATCGATCTCTTTGAAAGAGGCGAGGGTGATCGTCGGTGAGATGCGCGCATTGTACACGAAGGGGGTAAACCCAAAAAATTATTTTACCAGTGAGTCTGGCGAGCTGACTTTAAAGGATTGCCTTGATCAGTGGTGGGATAAGTATGCGTCTAAGCTGAAACCCAACACCCAAATACTCTATAAATCGGTTGTGTACAACAGCATGTACACACAATTCCCCGATGCACCCGTTGCCAACATTCCAGTATCTGCCTGGGTGCGCTTCTTTGATAAGCAAGAGGAGATGAACGATAAGAAGTCTCGCGTTCTGCTAATTCAGTTGCGCTCTGTTATTAACTGGTGCATCAGCCGCCAACTGATTCCATCATGTGATGTGATGAAGTTGAGTGTTAAAAATATCGGTAAAAAAGCAGATGTTGGGAAAAGGGTATTAACCTTTACTGAGTTGGCAAAAGTCTGGCTGGCGCTGGAAAACTCAAAAATTGTGTCATCCAATAAAGTGCTGCACCAGATGTTGTTGCTTTGGGGGGCGAGACTCTCTGAACTTCGCCTGTCCACTGTATCCGAATTTAATATGGATGATCTTATTTGGACCACACCAGAAGATCACTCAAAAATGGGTAATCTTATCAGGCGACCAATTTTCGAACATATCAAACCATATGTAGAGCGCCTCTTGAATAATGGGAATGATGTTCTGTTTCCTGGGCAATCCTTCGACAAAGCCATTGACCGATCTTCGTGCAATTTGTACATAAAAAAGTTGAGAGAGAAAATTGATATTCCTGAATGGCATACACACGATTTCAGGAGATCTCTCGTAACCAACTTGTCAGCAGAAGGGGTGATGCCCCATGTCACAGAAAAGATGTTGGGGCATGAGCTGGGTGGAGTAATGGCAGTTTATAACAAGCATGATTGGCTACCAGAACAGAAGACAGCCTACGAGCTGCAGGCTGATAAAATT